GGTGTTATACGATGTTTTTGCGGCAGCTATTCCTATTGTTGTTAAATCTAAATTTAATCTTTTTCTAATTAAATCGTATTTATTTGTTTTTAATATAGTATTGATAGCTTCTTCCTCAGCAACCTCGATTGCTTGTTTATATGAAAGCTGCATGTGCAATTCTAATTCATCTTTTGTTCTAGGCAAATCTGCTGTTGGTATATTACTTTTTGCAATATTAATACCGGTAGCAGACATTGCTTCTTCTATTTCAGCTTGCGCAACCATATCAAAAGCTAAAGCGGATGCGTAATTTGTGCGCTTTTTTACAGACTCAGGATCTTGTGCGTATGCACGTACATCATAAGTTTTTTGAGAAATACCATTAGCAACTATATCAACAAACTTTGATAAAATAGGAACAGGTGTCCAATCTAGGTTTAAATAAGATAGATCGCCATTTATAGATAATTCATCTTTATATTTTTGAGCAGACTGCTCACCTCTAGCATATAATCTTAATCTATGAAAATTATTCCACGCAGTTAAATATCTATTGCCATTGCTTCTACCCTGATTAAACCATTCTTGTTCTATAGCACGTGATACTTGTAATCCATATTCTTCTGATGCTTTTACCTCATCGTCTACAACTTGGCTAGGAAATGCACTATTTGTATTTGTGTATATATTCATTTATTTTATGATTTTTGACGTAGAGCCTTTGTTATTATATTTTTTAAATCCTAAAGGCACGGTTGTTATTTCTTTTTTCGATATTGGAACATATTTATTTTTATTACATGCCATGATCGCCAATCCCGAACTTATAGAAGCATCAAAATTTGTTCTATTGTTTATATTAAATCTAGCCCAGTCTTCTAAAGTTTCTTGAAAGTACATTGAACCATATCCGTTTTCATTTAATCCAATATGATCCTCTATATAAGTTTCAATTGCGGCCGCATGTGCCTGTATTATATCTTGTGACGAATTGGGTATTCCCCCAATTTCTCTTTCTGTAATAGATAATTTACTATATATTTTGTCAGGCCTATTCATTGAGTATCCTCTGTAACCCCTCCTTTTTAAATAGTAAAGTAATCTTGGTTTATTATTTTCTGCTAGCATTGGCATTCCGTAAAACACCAAAGCCATTAAAACGTCTTCAAAAAATATTTCAGCTGTTTGTGGCCTAGATATATATTGTAAGAAAAAAGTATTTGGCGGAACGTCTTCCATTGAAAACTTTGTTAACCCATGTAATGCTCCTTTAGAACCTTTGCCATCTACTGTTCCAGATATATCATAACTATCACAACCAAACGCCCCTAAGTGTTCATTACCAGGAAACTTTCCTCCGTTTTTTAATATTATATTATTTTGTAGATTAGGATTTGGTATCCATGATATTAAAAATCTACCATCTTTGTTAGGATAAAATACAACTCGAGTATCTTGAATTCCATTAACCCATTGAAAGTTACCTCTAGTTAATGTACTCGAATTCCTTAAATCTGCATTATAATCTATTTGCTCGTATATTTTCGTAAGATTAAACAAAGATTGCTTTGCTTCATCTCTAAATGCGTGTTGTTCTGTTCTTGGAAATTGTCGGTAATATTCGTTTAATCCGTCTGGATCTGACTTTAACCCGTCAACTTCATTTTGCCAATGCTCTATAACCCCGTAATCTATATCATTGCCATCAACCCCTTTTACAAAGGTTTTTGGAGTATCGAAGACCGGTAAGCCATAAGTATCAATGAATCCCTCGTACGACCATTCCATAGGTATGAACAAACTATATAATCCCGAGCTAGTCTGTCCATTGCGGTTTCTTTTTGTGACATCCGAATTGTAATAAAGAACTTTAAAATTTTCTCCTCCTTTATCTAAAGCGTTTGAGGTTGAACCCATCATACACTTTCCAATAATTTTGCTCCCCAACCTTAAAGTTGTTTTTGTTACCCTCCAGTTGTTTAGAATGTTGTCCGGTCTTTCCCACTTTCCACTTTCGTCGTGTACTAATATTTTTAACTTTTCACCATCATAGGAATTATCTCCAGTATTCTTCCAGTCAATTGTAGTATCAAGACCATCAAGCTCTTCTAATTTCTCGTTAGCGTCTAACTTTCTTCTTGTTAATTTTGAAGCTGGAATTCTATATGCTAATTCTGTTTTAGGTCTATCCATACCATCTTGGATAGGTTTAAAAAAGAATGGGTAATTAACTGAAATTGGTACTACCTTATCGGTAAACATCTTTTTTGCATCTGCTCCAGATTTTGATAATATACCAAATCTTGAATCACTTGATATTGTAGCAATATTAACAAGTTCTGCAGAAGACATAAAAGAAAATCCAGAACGTCTATTTTTTAAATAACACATTCCATAACATCTTGGATCTGCTTTACAAGCTTCCCAAAATATAAAAAACAATCTATTTGATTCTCTAAAATCTGGTGCTCCAACGTCAATTTTGCTCCATTGAAGGTACATATAATGTGTACCAGTTATATAGGTAGGTTTCCCATTATTATAAAAGAATAACCCTTCTTCCCTATACTTAAATTCATTATCAATGTAATCGTACCATCTTTCTTTAAAAGCATCCGGGTGTTTATTCCAATCAAAAGTATTTTTTATTCTACTTATTTCTTTTGGATAATTCATTTGTTCCCAGTGCTGCTCCTCTTTTAACTTAGATCTTGAATACGGATTTTCGCTTAAAGGTAATGCTATTTTTAAATTCTGGATTTCATATATTTCACCAATCTTTCCAGTCTTACTAATAACAACCATATCATGAGTCTTATCGTAGCCATATTTCCATTTATTTAAACGGTTGTTCTGCCGTATAACACTTGACTTTACATAGTCAGGTATTACCTTATATAATGATTGCTCGTACATTACTTAGATCTTCCTTCTGCAAATCCTTTAAAAACAGCCGTTGTAGATTCTTTTTCAGATTCATTCAACATTTTTTCTTCTTCTTCTATTCTACTTAGAATTTCAAAAGCATCAAAAATTGCTAATTTTTTAGTAGCAGCGGCGTTTTTTAATTTATCAGCAGATAAATCATCATCGCCATTATCTAATATAGCTTCTTCGGCAACCTTAATTAGTTCCAATACTGCTTTGTGCCCAGCTTGGATTATATTCGACTTCGTCTCCTTTATATTCATATTTAATTACAATATCATTAGATTTCATACAATAAAGTCGCTGACCATCAATTACGAATTCAAATTCACCGTTAGGAGTATATCCTACAAGGTCTCCCTGGTTGATTTTAAGCGCTTCTAAGGACTTATTTCCGTATTTTAATATACCAATAAGCCTTTGCTCTTTATCGAGCTTTAAATAGTCAATATTTTTTAGAGGTTTTATAAAACATCTATTACCTATTGCCTTCCATTCTTTATCATTTTTATATAAATAAATTTGATCAAGATCACAAAAATATAAATTGTCCATAAAGAACGATCTACTATTTTTTTTAATACCTTTAATGTCGTAAAATACTCTAAAAACGTTATGATGAATAACTACTAAATCTCCAACTTTTATATTTGTAGAATAAGCTAATGGAACTGAAACCACTTCCGCTAAATTATTTACAGATTTAAAACTTTCTATTTTAGTATTTAATATTAAACTTTTGCCATTCACTTTAACTTCATTATCGTATCTTTCGCCAACGGGCTTTACAATAAAGTTAAATACGCTTCTCATTAATATTCTAAATCGTATTCTACAGAGATAGCCATGTTAGAATTAAACTTCTTCCACGGCATTACTTCGTCTTCTTTTCTTATGTATATATTATATGATGAGTCTTTATGGTCTAACTTAATGTAAGCTATTTCATGACCTCCATATACAGTCTGCCCTATTGAATAATGCATTGCTTCATTTTTATAGTCAGCGCCTATACTTATTTTTCTAATAACAGAATCCATTAATTTACTTCTTCCACTTCAACCACTTCTGCTTCAGTGTTTTGTTCTTCCATAAAATCGTAAGAACCATCTGCTAGGTTGATATTAATAGCTCCGTATTGATCTTGCAGTTCCATTTTAAAATCTTCTATTGCTTTGTTTACATCTGCAAGTTGGTGCAAAAAACTATGCTTTTGAGATTCTGCTACCCCAATGTTAGTTAATAATGCTTGAAGATCTTTTTGTTGGTTTACAATTGTTTCTAATTGTTCTGCTGTAATTTTGTTTGTGTTTTTCATGTTTATTTAATTTAATTGTTAATTATTATTATTTTATTCCCCGGTTGGATATTGAAATTGCCAAGTATTACCAAAAGTTGTAATATATTTATTTGGGTAATTCCATCCTGTTTCAAAAACATACGAGTTTTCAATTTGAAAAGTATCTATTGAAGCCGTCAATGCCTCGGTAGACCAACCCGGGATTCCTTCAGCTAAAAACACATTTGCCGCTATAATGCTTGAGCCAATAGGCCAAACGTTTGTTGCAAAGTTTATAGCCTTTACACCATTAAAAGTAGCAACGCTACCCTCGCCATCTGCAATATCGGCAGTCCATTTTATATTAAAACTTATTGGAAAACTACCAGTATTATTGTCTACAACAAGCCCGGTAATACTAGCGCCTATATTACAAGTAATAATGTCAGTCTCCCCAATGTTTGCTAAAATACCAATATTTATATTAGAATCAAGGCATGGCCTATTTATACTTA